TAAATAATGAAAATCAAAATGCTCGTGGATATCGGTGGTCTATACAATGGCAAAGATATTCCTAAAAAAGGCGAAACTTGGGATACAGACAAAAACAACGCAGTTGACCTTATTGAAAAAGGTTGGGCTGAAGCTGTAAAATCTGCTCCTAAAAAAACTGCCTCAGCTAAAGCTGGAAAAGAAAAAAGCTAATGCCCAAGCACTATATGGGCAAAAAGAAAAAGAAATCAAATTCAAAAAAATCTAGGAAGTAATTTATGATTGGCTATCAAGTAGCTCAAGGAACTGGTCACATATACAAAGACACTAGAGGTCGAATTGCAGTCACAGCTTATGTTGATGGCACAGCAACAGATGCCTCAGGGTCTGTAACTTGCACTGTCACTGATGAAGGTGGAACTGTCATACTAAATGCAGTCACTGCAACCAATGATGGAACTGGTGTTTATTATGTTGATTTAGGTATTTCAAACACAACAGATGTGAACAAACTCTATGCTGTTTGGACTGGAACTTGGGAATCTGTATCACAGAAACTAAGAACAAATCACGAGATTCTTGGTTTCCCTATATTCACTGAAGCTCAAGCTAGAAGCTTTGATGTTTCTCAACTAACAGCTTCTGATTATTCAGATACAGATATCTTGAATGAACGCCAAAACATAACAGAACTACTAGAACAGTGGACTGGAGTTTCTTGGACTTCAAGATTCAACAGAGTAAAACTAGCTGGAGAAGGAGACAGAATAATCTCCCCTCCTAGTTTTCATATAACCAAAGTTCTATCTGTAACAGTACTAGGAGAATCTATTGCGACTTCAAACTTTGAAATTGATGAAAATGCTGGATTCATCCACAGAACAGATGGATTCTTTGAGAAGCCAACAGCTGAGTTCCCTCTTCCAGTTGTTATTGAATACGAATATGGATGGGACTACATCAGAAATGGTGTCGATAGAATTGGACTCAAACTGCTAGTAGATAGAATCGTTGCCTCTAATATTCCTGACAGGGCTACATCATTCAATGATGAATTAGGCAACATTGCACTTGTAACACAAGGTGGTGGATTCAAAAACCCTACTCGTATTCCAGAAGTTAACCAATGGATTGAAGAGAACTCTGAAAAAGTTTTTGGGGTCTAATGGCTATCAATTCACAAATAAAAGTTCTAAGAGATAACTTGAAAACACAACTATCTGCAAGAGCTGGTCTTAACAATGTAGATATATTCAAGTTTCCACCAGCAGATGGTGCGCCTAAAACAGAATTCATATTCTTTGGAGATGCTTCATCAAGTATGGATTTTGAAACCTTTGGCAAACAGTATGCAGAAGATATTGACTTAACTGTCTTTACTTATGCACTCAAAGCTGGTGCTGGAGACACTGTTGCAGGTTCTGCAAGAGATAGAGCTTTAGAACTAGCTCAAGAAATTATAGATGAACTGGCAGATGACTCAACAGTCAATGGTGCTGTTTTAGTTTCAAAAGTAAGAAGCTTCACAGAAGAAAATGGTCTATCAGATGAAGGTAGATTCTGTCAGATAGAAATGCAGATTGAAGCTGAAGCAATATTATCGGAGTAAACAATGGCTAAGAAAAATATAAAACTCTACGCAAAAGTTGAGTTGAACATAAAAGATAAAGATTTCAAAGCAGGAGATGAAATCACTGTAAAGCAACCACCTAGATGGATGGTATTGCAGGGATTAATTGTTCCTGAAGAACAACTAACAGAAGAGGAAGAATAATGGCATTTATTGCAGGTAAAAACTCAGATGTATTATTTGGAGCATTCGACCTAACTAGTTATTTCAATAACCTTTCATTTTCGAGAGAGACAAATGCGATAACAACAACAATGTTTGGAGATGACAACGAGTCATATATAGCTGGCATTGACTCAGCTACTCTTGATTTATCAGGTCTCTTCGATGGTGGTACAGATGCAAACGATGAAGAGCTTTCAAATGCTTTTGCAGTTACAACATCTACCCCACTAACAGTATTTCAAAATGGAACAACAGCTGGAGAACCTTGTGTTCTACTGGATTCTAAAATTCAGAACTACACAATAGATTCCTCAGTCAGTGATGCAGTTGCAGTATCATCTTCATTCACTGGTAATAATTTTGGAAGAGGTTTGAGCTTATATGCTCTAACTAATACCTCAGCAACAGTAACTACAACTGCTGTTGATTTTGGTTCATCAACTGCGTTTGGTGGACAAGCCTTCCTTCATTGCACAGCTCACAGCTCTGCAAACATTGCAGTTAAATTGCAATCAAGTGCAGACAATGCAAGTTTTGCTGATGTAACTGCTGGAGGGTTCACAGCTATCACTGGAACAACTTCTGAAAGAATAGCTCCAACTGGAACTATCAACAGATATGTCAGGTTGGTTATCACTGTCACAAGTGGTTCAGCTACCTTTCAAGTTTCATTTAGCCCTAACAAGAAGTAATTAATAATATATAGGAGAAAAAAATGGCGTTTTTAGCAGGTAAAGATTCTGCAATCACAATAGATTCGACTGCTCTCACTAGTTATGTAGATTCAATGTCACTTAGTCGTGATGTGAATACTTTAACTGTAACTTCCTTTGGAGATGCAAATGAAGCATATATAGCTGGAGTACAAGGATTTACTATTGATATCTCAGGTAGCTTTGATGCTACAGCAGATAATGCGATTCAAGGAATGTTTGATGGTGCTACTGTAACTTTTGATTTTAGACCTAATGACACAAGTGGTCTTCCAAAATATACAGGTTCAGCATTAATCACAAACTATACAATCGACAGCTCTGCAACTGACAAGGTTTCATTTAGTGCAAGCCTTTTAGTTTCAGGTGCAATCACTCGTGGCACTATTAGCTAGTGAGTAAGAGGTCAAGACTCAAAGGACAAATAAAAGGATTAGAAGCACTTATTGAAGTTGCTGGAGTTGATATTGCATATCAAGTCAAACTAATCGATAATTTGGGTAAAGAAGCAACTGACCTTTATAAACAATTCAATCAAAACTTTGGACAGCTTTTAGTTAGTGACATTAGGAGTGCTTTGCCAAAAGACTCAGGTGCATTAGCTGGTTCTGTTCGTTCAGCAAGACTCAAGCAGGGTGTTGTTGTTCGAGTTGGAACACCTAAAAAACATCCATATGCAAGATTGGTTGAATTCGGTGGCTATAACCCATATGGCTCAACAATTAGAAAATCAGTAGGCAAAAAGACTGTTGGTCTTGGAGCTGAGTTAACCATAAGAGTTAAGAATCCACTAAAAAGAAAACTTTGGAAGCCTGTGAAAAAAGAAGGATATTTTATATATCCAAAAGTTGGCGACAGACTTCCTGAAATGCAAAAAGAATATATAAGACAATTAGATAAATTAGTTGGAAGATTGTATGGCAAAGCTAATGCATCAATCCTTCCTTCTAAATTGAATTAGAGGACAATATGTCAGAACAAAATGAATATCCAGTAATTGTTGTTGGAGATAATCAATATCTGATGGACTATTCAGATATCACTGGACTTGAGTGGAAAGAAATCAAGAAGCTCACAGGTCTAGGAGCAATGGAGGCTATCGGTCAGGCATCAATGCTTGATATGGAAGTTCTTGGAGCTTTGACTTTTATTTTGGCTAAAAGAGAAGATAAGAATGTTAAATACAACGATATTCTTGCAAAGCTCACAATAAATTCAGTCAAGACACAAGAAGAGGTAGATGATATCCCAAAAGCCTAAGGGCTGAATGGAGAGAGAGTCTTCCAGCCCTAACTCATTTCTATGGAATAAAACCATACGAGTTAGAACTATTTAGCTATGGAGAACTTCAGGAATATTCCAAACAATTATCAGACATCATAAGGATTAGAAGAAATGGCTAAAAAAGGCAGAACGCCTATTCAGATTTCATTAGCACTCAATACAGAGTTGCTACAGCGTGGAATAAAATCTGCACAATCACAGCTCAACAAACTCAAAGGAGTTGGAGATGTAGCTAGTGCAGGAATGAAAGGTCTTGGAAAAGGAATGGGCATAGCTCTCAAAGGAGCTACTGCTTTAGGAGCTGGTGTTGCTGTAGCTGGAGGCAAACTTCTTGAACTTGGTTCTGATGCTGAGGAAAGTGCAAACGCTTTTCAAGTCACTTTCAAAGAAGCTGAGAAATCACTTGGTTCTTTTGTT